ACATGCTAAATGGAACAAACATTATGTGTTTGATTATTTAGGAGATAAATACGAAAAGATTGGCATGGTTGATTTTGACACTATGCCACATTGGAATTGTCCAAATCCATTTGATTTGTATACGGACGAATTTTGTGGAGTTGTAGATAACTCTTCCTTATACTGGTTAGATAATAGTTTAACTGCTTATAAATCCTCATTTCCAGAACTAAATATAGACATTAATATAAGTGAATATATTAATAGTGGAGTATTATTCTTTACTAAAAACCACAAATATATCTTTGATCAAGTAAAAGATTTTTATCTACACAATCAAAATGCTATTGACAACTGGAGTGTACCTAATACAGGCAGAGATCAAACAGTATTGAATCTAATACTCAAAAAGAATACCGTTACAAAAAAATACCTATCTCATTCATGGAATACATTTGCTATGATTAAGAAAGGTTATTTCTTCCATAATGACAAGTTAAACGATCCAACTCCGTTTTTTATAAAGTATGGTAACATTTGGCATTTTACTGGGTTTTCAATCGAACAACGTACACAACTGATTCAAGATATATGGAATCAAACTAAACAGTTATACTAATGAAAAAGAACATTATTTTTATTCCGGCGGTAATTTCTAATAAAGGTGAGAAAAAGTTACGTAACACTCCTCTTATTAATAAAATATTTGAATATAGCATAAACAGTTGGAAACACTTTGCAAAGAAAAATAACTGTGAAGTGGTTGTATTGGATCAGCCAATCATGGATTCTAATATAACAAGTATGGCATGGCAACGTTATTATGCAATGGACATACTTGAAAACAGCGGAATCAACTATGATCAAGTATTAATTGTTGATGCTGATACTATTGTACATCCAAACTGTCCAAACTTTTTTGAAATGACAAATCATAAATATACAGGTGTACATGACGGAGTTGTATATGAATGGGTTATGAGAAGCGTAGAGTGTTATAGTAAGTTTGTATTTAATGACTATAAGTTAAATATTTGGACATATCTCAATGGAGGGTTTCAAATATTCAATGAAAGTCATAAAGAACATATAAACAAATTTAAACAGTTTTATGTTGATAACCGTGAAAATTTGTATGAAGTAGAATCAAAAATTAAATTGGGTACAGATCAAACACCAATGAATTTCTTTTTACAGACAAATAACGTAGAAACAACTGTGTTGCCATATGAATATAATATGACTGGACTGAATCTCTCGGAAGGTTTAACAGAAGATCTTATATATACAAAGTTGGGTTGGATTTATCATTTCAATGGCATACCCGATACGTCATACGGCAACAAGGTAGAATACTACATGTCAAAGACATATAATAAACTTTTTTAAATTTATAAAATATAAGTATATAATATGAAAATAAGCTTAGTTGTACCTAACAGAGATAACTTAAAATATTTTAAGTGGTCATACGACTCAATAAAAAAAAATCAAGGTAATCATGAAGTATATATATGTTCCGCCGCTGACGCTTGTAAGGATGGAACCGTTGAATATTACAAAGAATTATCACTAAAAGATGATAAGTTTAAATATATTGTAAATGACGGACCGGATCGATTGGGACACACAATATTATACGATAGAATAGTAAATGAATTGGTTAATACCGATGTTTTTATGATATGGCACTGTGATATGTATCTGTGTCCAAAAACATTTGATTATGTAGAAAAGTATATTCAACCAGGTACAATCGTTAGTCTTACCCGAATCGAACCACCTCTACATCCTCCGGGACCAGAAAAGATTGTACAAGCCTTCGGAAATGAGCCAGAAGAGTTTAATGAAGCTGGTTTTTTAAAATGGTTCAATGACACGCGTTTAACAAGAAAAGATAAAACCACAGAAGGAATCTTTGCGCCGTGGGCCATTTATAAGAGTGATTTCCAATCTATAGGCGGCCACGATGATCTATATGCACCTCAAAGCAAAGAAGACAGTGATATATTCAATCGTTTTCTATTGAATGGATACAAGTTTGTACAAACGTGGGAAGGGTGTGTATATCACATGACATGTAGAGGTAGTAGATATAATCCAACGATAACTACCGTAGGTAAAGAAAGTGATGAATGGTTAGCTCAAAACAATAGAAGTGCCAGAAACTTCATTCGTAAGTGGGGACATTTCGTTAAACACAATGATACCATGAAACCAATCGTACCGAAACGTTATGATGTAGGGTTTGTGGTACGCAACTGTGATGACTATAAACTTGCTCTATTAGAACCTTGGTGTGACACGATTTATACAGACGTTCCATATGATCGTTATATTCAAGCAGAACAAAAGAATACGAAGTTTAATTTGACTAAAAAATTGAAACGTTACGAAGATCAAAAATTAAATGATGTTATTATTGAATTTGACGCGGTTAAGTTAACAAATCAAAGTTTTGAATTCTTTAATATGTTACAGTTAATGTTAGAAGACAGTGGTCAAATTGGGGAATCTGAATTTGACATCTTCAAATTAAAAATAAATAAACTATCTGACCATAACAATAACCTAATTAATATAAAAGACAATTGGTATCAAAACAAATTGGCATGAAAAAAGTTAAAATTGGTATAATTGGATATGGTTATGTAGGCAAAGTATTTCATGATTTCTTTAAAAGTCATTATGAAGTATTGATATACGATCCGTCGTATATAATGTCATGTACAAAAGAAGAAATCAATAAATGTGATTTAGGCGTAATCTGTGTACCTACGCCTGAAAATACAGACGGTAGTTGTAATACTAGTATTGTGGAAGAAACTGTTAGTTGGTTAACTACCCCATTGATACTTCTTAAGAGTACGGTAGAAATTGGTACTACCGATATGTTAATTAAAACATACAACAAGGGAATTGTATTTAGTCCGGAATTTGCCGGAGAGTCAAAGTATTGGACCCCCGATGGGTTTACAACCGATGTTAAACAAACTCCATTCTTTATTTTTGGCGGTAAAAAAGAATTATGTTATAAATTGATTGAAATTTATACTCCAATTACAGGTCCAAGTAAAACATATAGAGTAACCGAACCAATTACTGCCGAAGTTACAAAATATGTTACCAATACTCATCTGACAATGAAAGTTGCGTATTGTAATGAGATATACGATCTGTGTGAAAAGTTAGGCACCAATTACTATGAAGTACGAGATTTATGGTTATTGGACCCTCGTACAACTAAATCTCATACAGCTGTATTTACTGGAGAACGTGGATTTGGTGGAAAATGTTTTCCAAAAGATACAAAAGCTATGGTTAAATTGGGTGAAAAAGTAGGTGTTGATCTATCTATATTAAAGACTGTATTAGAAAGTAACGAACAACAATTGAAGAAAAATATATGAACCTAACCGATTTAAATATACCACTGATATTTTATGTTTCATTTATAATGGTAGTTTGGTTTGAAAGTGATATTATACAAACCATTGCAAATCTAACCAATACAAGAAATTTATTTAAAATAAATGAGTTCCACAAATATAAAATGGAAATTGATGTAATGTCCAGTTATCCAAACTTTTTACATAGTATGTATCCAGGCTACATAACAAAGTTAATTTCGTGTCCAATTTGTTTATGTTTTTGGTCTACTTTAGTAGGGCTTAGTATTTTATCGTATATCACAAATACACAAATTGAGGTTGGAATATTAATGTTTCCCATCAACTATATCACCAGTTTGTTAGTGTACCTCACCGCTCGTAAATTGTTATGAATCATATAAATTATTTTGACATGGGATTGTGTTATGACGCCGCAGAAATTAATTTATTTATAGAACACGTTGCATCACAATTTAAAAATGTAACATATTCGGTTTATGGATTTGAAGCAGATCCAGATTCAGCTAATATAGTCAAAGATAGATATAAGAATAATCCAAATGTTCATGTAGAAAATATTGCAATATCAAATTCAAAAGGTAACGTAAAATTATATAAATCGGATAATGGTGGATTAGGCAATTCTATTTTTCCCTCAAAAAATAACGTCGATCCTTTTAAATTCTATGAAGTAGAGTCGAATACATTTTCTAATTGGTTGTTAGAAAAAAATATAAATCTAGATAATTGTATAAATATTTTAAAAGTTAATATTGAAGGCGCCGAACTTTACTTGTGGGAAGACTTCAAACAAAATAATTTAAGAAATAAATTTCATATATTATGTGGTACAACCGTTCATGATATTATTAAAGTAAGAGAACTGTCAAATAAAATACAATACTACAACGAATTAGTAAAAGAATTAAATGCAGAATTAAGCGTATTCACAGGTAATTACTCACAAAAATCAATCGAATCATTATCTAATTTAATTAAAACCATTTTAAATTCATGAACATAGGAAGTTATCAATCGTGTTTAAGTTTTATAGGATCGGATCAAATCTCATCACTAAATAACTTGAGGGACTGTGTCACACAATTAAGCAAAATATGTAGCTGTCAAAAATCAAAAAAAGTACAAAAATCTGAAGAGTGTAATGTGCTTTATATTAACTTTGCTAGTAAAGTAGCACCGTCTATGATAGACTATTTCCGTACCAAAACAACAGATTCTACCATAACATTTACACATGGTAGTAATCATGTCATTTCTAATATTACATTGCGTTGATTTGTTTTAACGTAGACATCACAGTCGCATGAATAACTGGATGATTTTTTATATCAGAACATTCTGAATAATCTTGCCATTCAATTGTAACATTTGATCTTTTAATAATCTTAGGATTGTTTAGTAACTCATGATCATTTGGTGCCGAGTCATAAATCTTTGTAATCTTGTTTTTACTAAACCGTTTACCCGAAGGCATTGTCGATAACCTGTATTTTGTTATGTGTACCAATTGTCCGTTCATTTTATGTTGTAACCAAGTACATTCGTCCTCCGGATAAAAATCATAACGTATATCAGTTATAAACACAACATCGGCATTACTATTGTGTATACGTTGTTCAACTTTTTGGGTCCAATATTTACCAGTAGTTGACCTTCTCATTACATCGCCATAAGCAACCAATAAAGGTCGAATAATATTTTTCTCCTCTGTCTTTTCAGTAAAAGAATCCAAACCAACTTTTTCTTTGATGAAATCTTTCAAATCACTCTTAAGTTCATATGCTAAAGCATATCTTTCAGTTTTAAGACCACGTTCAGTTAATATTTGCTGTGCAACCGTAGTAAACAAATCTTTACCACATCTAGCAAATCCTGATATTCCTATAATTTTCATGATAACATCTTTTCTATTTCTTTTTCAGCATAACCAAATCCTTCAATCAAGCTTATCAAATCTGTAATGCCTAATTCGGAAGATTTTAACACATTGTAATAATCCTTAGCATCGGATTCTCCAACTGAGAATTTCTTACATATACATTCCAAAAGAGTTTTGTTTATATTATCATTAGATCCTTTGATATACTTACAAAACTTTCTGCCTTTTGGCACAACCTCAATTAGTATTTTGTAAAATTGTTCATCTGGGATTAATTGAAAATATTTAGAAATAAACGCAATATCTTCCACTAAGTCAACATCCATGCTCAAAAATCTAACGATCATATACTTGTTAAAAGTAGTTTTTTCAGCATCCGATAAATTTGTATAATACTCCTGATCTTTTACTTCACGTATATGATTTATATGATCAAACAATCCTCTGGATTTACTCTTTTCTTCTGTTGTTTTCTTTTGTTTCATTATTCATCATTCTACTACGTTTATGCAACGTTTCAATATCTTTTGATATTTTATTATTTTTAACTCTGAGTAACTCTAATGCGTCTAAGGTAAGAATTTGATGATCATCAACTTGTCTAAGTAATCGGATAAACAAATAAAAGTTTGCAAAAGTAAAAATGGTCACTATTATTAGTAGTAACCACATCATTGATTGATTATTGAAAATATAACTCATATGTGTATAACTATCTACATATATGTGTTAACATTTATTTCAATTAAGCCTTACGACTAGCAACCATTGTACGAGCATCCTTAACGGCAAGCGACTTGACTTGGGTTGGTAGGGCCGGTACATCGTGGTCAATGACTGAACCGACGGCACTATAACCAGCATTCAAGACTTCACGTAGTGCCTTAATCTGACGACCATCTAGGTCAACGCGGGTCTTACCACTACGTAGTGTCAAGCGTGAAGCCTTCTTGGCCTTCGCTAGAGGAGTGGAGAGGTAAATCTCAACACCAGCGGTGTTATGGCCTACGAAGTTAGTCTTATTACGAGTATTTGTACGAGTATACATATTATTTTATTACTTTCTTTTTTTGTTTGTTTTTTTTGTTTCGTTAGATTCGTTACTAACTTAAATTTATTTTACCATCCATTGTTCAAACTGTCAACAACTTTTTCAATTAAAGTTTAAATTCTTTTTCAAAACGTTCAAGAGCATAGTCTTTTGCTTTGAACTCAAACTCTACATCAACGTCATTTTCAAATAATTCTTTGTGTAAAGTATATACATAATCTGAATGTGCTCGGTCTGTTGGACCAGATCTACCATTACTGTAGTGAAATAACGGTTTATATTTACCCCAAGTTTCCATACACATTAAGATGGCTTTTTCAGGAGAAATATTTTCTGGATTATTTAATCTAAAATGATGTGAGTCATAAGTAATGGGGATTCCTGTTTTTTGATATATCAGATCATAAAGATTAATCAATCCCCAACTATTGGGTTTATCTTCTAATTCAAGTACCAATCGAGACTTTACATTAATAGGTAAATCATTATATACATCAATAAACCGTTTAGCAATTTCTTTAGTACCACCTTTATAAATATTCATATGAATATTAATGGGAGACTCATATGATTGAGGTAATCCCATAGCATCCATTATTTTTCCATGTGATTTTAATTCAACAATAGATTTTTCGACTACAGATTTAGTTGCACTTGCCGGAACAACAAATTGATCTGGATGTGTGCTACACCTAATTTTGTTTTTCTTGATAACAGTATCACACAAATTAAATTCTTGTTTGATTTTTGTATAGTTGTATGTGTTTTCGATAGCTAAATTAGCTTCTGGTAAAGTTTCCAATGGCATCAGACCACTGCTAATTCGATAGTTCCATTTGTGTAAAGCACAGTATTCCAACGTTTTACGTGTGACCACTACATTATTAAGAGTACGATCAGCTACAATGTTTTCAGCGTGTTTACGCTCCAACGCAAGAAATCGAGTCTTCGTCATTGTCGAAGCTCGAATTTTTTGTTTTTGTAATTTTAATGAAATACAACAGAGTGATTTAGTCATGTATACACTCTATCATACATTTTATAAAATGTCAACGACCAACTTCATGAAAATATACTTCTTTAGCTTGATCGTATGACATACCTATCATTTGGTTATAGAAATGTATGTCAGTCTTTAAATTACCTTCACTCTTTAACTTTTTGTATCGTTCAATAGCCTTTGGTCGCCACCAATCCAAAATACCATTCATATCACGTTTAAACAAGTCTTTCATAATTAACTGTTCATCCATAATTTTATTTTGAAGAAATTCTTTAGAATTCTCATAAAAACAACTGTAATAGACTCCTCGTTCATAACCGTGCATATAATGACTCTGTTTAATACTACACTTACTAAAAATCATATTGATGACTCTGGATTTAGCTCCAGTTACAGGTCCACTAATACCTTCTTTTTGAGTCATAGCTTTATCGTACTTTTCAGCACAATTTTCTTTTACCCAATCATGCCATACTTTATAAATGTCACCGTCTGGTTTAATAGCAACTTTACCGGCGCTAGATCCACATTTATGCCACCATTTTAAACTGTTATACATACTGTAACTACCATACAGAGATGTAGTAGTCATTCCAATAAGAGTTTGACCGTATAGTTTCTTCCATAAATCTCGTACTCCGCTACTTACAACCATTGCGGCAGCAAGCTTACCACCTAGAAAATTATATCCAAATGGTTGTGTACTGATAATACTACTACCAATTGCACTATGAGCTAATTTTTTGTCTTTAATCTTATTATCTGTATTCCAACCAATATACTTATCTCGATCTGTAATAGTAATTACATCACTACTTACAGCAAGTACACCCAAATAAGGAGTTTCTGGTTTATTTTTATCAACAATCAAAAACTTTAGAAATCTACCAGGCGTTTGACTAAACTCAAATGTACTAACAAATACTCGCAATAAACTCCAATCCTCTACATGTTGTTTTGATTCGACATAAATTAATTCTGGTTGACAATTTTCAATTTCTTTAATCGTACCACCTTCATCATTAAAATCTACAGGTCTCCATATACGAGCCTTAATTGTATTAAGTTTATTTGCAACATCACGATAACCTTGAACTTCTAACCATTTTTTGTAAAATGTCTGTTCTTCAACAGTCATACCCTTTAATTGGTTAAGATTATCTAGTAGTATCTTTTTATTACCTTCAAAGTCAAATGCTTCAATTCCGAAATATTCTTGTAGTGCGTCCATATTTATAACTATAATACCATGGCAGTCAAAAAAATCAATCCAAAAGAAAAAACGTTTTATATATTCGAAATATCAGATGGAAATTATCTAATATTAGATAGTGAGATGGATATCCCAATTTATCACGGAAGTTGGAACCTAACCGCTGGTATTATGAAATCTATCAAAGATAAAATGCCAAAGGCTACTATCAACTACTATGTAAAAGAAACAAGCGGATTGCTTAAATACAATCCGCAGTTTTCTCATGTTCCTAAACGTTAAGCTTTAACACCATTGTTTTGTACATTGATACGAGTTTCAACACTCTTTCGATCAAAAATATCCACGGTTGTTGGTGTATTTGTGATTTTAATTACATTGACACTTGAAACATCCTTCAAGATGACCTGACGACTCTTCGCTTCTTCAATGTGTTCATTGGTAGCAGTACCATATACAAATACCAACGTTGGTCGCCCCTTACCATTATGTAGAACTCCAATATCAGTGATTTCCCCACTATCCATCGATTTCTTCATACGGGTTCGTAGTGTAATCTCTACGAAATCTGGATTCTGCGCATTCAACTCTTTAATAGTAAAGATGTTTGAGGGCCAGTTTACTGTTTGGTTTGTCTTATTCTTACGATCTGTCTTTTTCATATTTTATCCTTTCTTGTTTGTGTTGTTATAAATTTAACCGTTAATATATTATACCATCTTTATATTATATGTCAATAGCATCCATCATTTTACAATTGACTGTTTTAACAATCTGATTCAGATTCTCCACATTAATAAAATGTGCATCATTACCATACATTGTTTTAAAGTTCTGACGCAGTACTTCCATACCGAAGTTATCACAGTCAGATACGAAATAGGAAATAATATTATAACCAGATTCCTTAATCTTTCTTACTTGAGTACGTGTGTGTTCACAAGCTGATTTGTCACGATAAGAAAATGCAATACCAGCAGAAGAGTCATTGTAATAGAAACACGGTTCACCATCACTAATATTAACAAAATAACTGTTTGTATTAGTATCAGCTTTTGGTAAAAACTTCATTAGTGCTTCAAAGCACAATCCTTCAGGAGTAGTATTTACCGGAATTAGATAAGAAAACAAATTCTTAATCTTTGAAAACTTGTCTACTTTAGAATTGTAAGCAATCACAATGTATGGATTGTAGCTCATAGTAGTACGAAAACTAATAGTAAGATCAACATTATCAATCATAGATGTAGCTTTTGCTAGTGCTACACATAACTTGATTGTACGATTCCACTTTTTACCTTTCATACTAGAACTGGCATCTACACTGATATGAAAGTTAATTTTCTTATATTTGGTGACAAATGTATTATAAAAGATATTGCTATCGGTTTCAAATCCGAGTTCATGCATCAAACGTTTATCAATCTTACCAAGATTACGACGGGTAAACTTATCAACGTTAATTTCATTACGAATTTGAAGACGACGACCTAGCTTTGTACCCAATACAATTCCTTCGTCCACATTCTTTTGTAGTTCAGTTCGGCTACTTTCATTATTAGCACCAATGCTCATCGGAAATTCTTCAGATAGAATAAGTTCTTTGGTCATATTCTTAACCAAAATACATTCTACACTTCCAACAAATCCACTGGCCTTCATCATCTCCTGAGCTACAGGCACAAGATCGATCTGACTCTTTTCAAGAACATCCAACATCGTCTTTTCACGTTTCGAAACTTTCTTCTTTTTGATCTTACCAGCAAGAAAATCCTTCTGTTTCTCAAAACTCTTAGCAATCTTGTTCTGTTTGGTCTTGCTGACATTTGCATCTGTACCAACATCACTTGTTACAGCAGGATTATCACTTGTTACAGTAGACTCAGTGCCGCCAAGTACATCATCAGTTGATTTACCAGATTCACCATCACCAGTCATTCCATTAGAATTGTCAAGTACACCACTATCATTTTGTTTGAATCCAGATCCAGTTTGCTTTTGGTTGTGTTCATTGATATTTTTAAATACAATTTCCGCAATCTCATAAGCAACATTCAATCGATCCTTTGGAGTAGTCAAACGACTAATATTGGTAAGATCCAATTCTTTGGCAATATCATACAATCCAGGTAAAGCTTTGAGGTTAGTATTAGGATTTGTAAGATTGATAATACGGTACATATAAGACTCAATGCTTAGTGTACGATACATATCGCTATCCAAAGCATCAGTAATTACTTTGTTATTAAAATATTCATCATACAAAGCATCATAGTATCCACGATAGCCAGGAGCATTACGATGTACAGTATAATCGATAAAACGATCCTCTACATAGTTTAGAATAGTCTGACAAGTCTTACCCACTTCATCTTTTGAAATGCTTAACTTTTCAGTATAGTTATAAATGTCACGGGGAACATTCATCCATACAGTCTTAAACAATTCAAAATCAGAATATTTGATGTGGCTGCCTTCGTGTAATGCAAGTCCGACAGCCACATCAAAATTATCCTTCTTAGTAATATCGCTACTGATATAAACCGTCTTACCATCAGTACAATTTACAGCACTATCATTGAATACTACAGGAATATTCTGATTTGTCAGAATACTAACATAGTTAGCAACAGCACGACGAGCCGAAGACAGACGAATCAATCGAGCGGTATTGTCACTGATACGATCTTCATCGTCAACAGTAGCAACCGTACCAGATTCTTCTTCAATAGCCGCATCTAGCTCATCTTCCCAATCCCATTCATAATGGTTGTCTTTAAGCCAGAAATCACTGTAGTTACTCATGATAGTTTATTTATTTAGTTATTAGAAAGGAGGTTGAGAGCTATTTAGCGGATCATTAAATAACTTTTCATTGGATTCAACCTTGATGTACTTTTGTACAAGCTGACGAATATAAGTACGTTCACTATCTACACCTCCATCATCACTGAAGTTAGGATAAATAGTTGACTCCGCAATTTCAAGCAAATTAAATCCATCAACAATAAGTTCAGCAATTTCAACTGTTGAACGAGTAGGAATAAAATTGGTTAGCTTGCTATCATCCTGTTTAACTTGCTTACGTGTATGTTCAGCAATTTCACAAACAGCTTTGAGAATATCAAGATGATTTTCCGTCGAAATGTCGAAACGGTTCTTCAGAAGATTAAACTCACTATCCTTATCAAGTGGAGTTACTTCAATCTTAACCGGAAAACGTGAAAGTAGAGCACGATCCATTACACGGGTAGCAGTATATTCGTTACCTACGTTAGCAGTAGCAATAAATGTAACGCCGTCAGCAACCTTAACAACTTCACAATCGTCTTTTTCATCCAAACGAAGATAACGCTGTAGATCATCTAGAACGGTCATTAGAATATTAACACCATCATGGTGACTACGACTAATTTCGTCAAGTAGAATGATGGCGTTGGGAGTGCGAATAGCCTTGATAAAACTAGACTCCTTGAATAGAGTGCCGGTCTTTTTATCAAAGTGAGTGTTACCAATCAAAGCACTACGAGCGTCTTGTGTAGCACCCAAATTAAAATAGAAGAAGTTATCTTCACGACCGATAGCCTTAGCTACAGTTTGAGCAGCAAGAGTCTTACCACAACCAGTTGGTCCAAGAAGCAAAATGTTCTTGCCACGAATAGCACTACGTACCATATACTTCCACTTGAGATCGTCCATAATCAATGAACTAGGACGTAGATTTACACAAGTATCAAGATACGACTTGATGTTGAAGTCCTTGCTAGTAACCAAATTTAATGAGTTTGTATTTTTCATATGTGTTTCTTACCGTAAATCCATCTTACCACGAATTTATAAGAAGTCAACCGGAAAAATAAAAAAACCACCAGTTACGGTGGTTTGAATCATTATTAAAATAATATTATCAATGGTGATGGTGATGATAATGATGTACTGGACGACCCCATCCACCATATACAACTACCACTGGTTGTGGTTGTACATAAACCACTGACTGTGCATAAACCGCTGGTTGTGGTTGAACGTATACTACAGGCTGTGCATAAACCACTGGTTGTGGTTGAACATACACCACAGGCTGTGCGTAAACTACTGGCTGTGGTTGTATATATACAACTTGTGTTGGGGGATTTACAATTCTGTCTATAACGTGAATTACAGCAACTCCGGTTAATACTTTACCAACAGTTGCCCATTCTCTATCTCCAGCAAATGTTTGAGAAGCTAGAGTTGCACTCAACGCTGCGATAGTAATTAATTTTGTCATATTTATCCTTTTTTAGGTATACATTTATAGTATACCAAATTTGAAAAATTGTCAACTACTTCTTTTTAGCTTTACCAGCCTTTGTATATTTAACAACCAATTTTTGTAGAGCTTTTGGTAAAGTAGGAGGTGTATATTTTGGATTAACACTCTTATATTCGGACGATTTAAGAAACTTTCCAACAACTTGCATTGGTTGAGTAGGATCGTCTTTTGGATCGTTCATATTCTCAACTTTAACATTCTTTACAAGTTTGAATCCTTTTTGAGGATTAACTACGTTTTCTTCGGACTCAGATTGTTTATCTGCTTTTTTACCACCTTCTTTATCTTTACTATTTTCTACTGCCTTGGATAAAGCACTATCTACATAATTTAAATCTTTGGATGCTAAATATTCTTTTACGAATTTCTTAACATCTTCAAATTTCATGAAAAGCTTCTTGGTTCTATCAGTATAGTCTTTAAATGCTTGTACGTCACAAATACCATGTACTATTGGTCTAATACTAATATGATATGGTTCACAATCACATACATTGTAATTGCCAGCATCGTCGAGTTCAATAGGTTTCTTGATTTCTTTTGATAATTCGTCGATTAAATCACTCCAAGAAGATGTAACGTTTGTATACTTTTGTTCCAACGTTTCTTTTACCAGTTTATTGATTAATTCTTTAGAAGACTTCATATTAATATACATATAAATAGTGTTTGACTGTCAATTATTAATCTTTTTTATCGTCTAATATTTCTATATGCCCAATGTACCCATGACTATCATTTCGGGTGGCTACTGCTTTAACGTTATATATAGTACCTTCTCTATCAATCATTCTGTATATACTAATACTACTTCTTTTATCTTTAATAGATCTTTCCCATTCTTTTTCAACCATTTCCAAATCTTCACTAAAGATACCATTTTTCCACCCATTGCCTAGGAAATAATCCACATCGTGTTTTAATAATTGACAATATTTTTCATTTACCCACGTACATTTACCATCGGTATCACATTCAAATATTGGTTCCGGCCTATTATCTAACATCCATTTTTGTCGTGTGCATATAGTCTTAATCAAATTACTATCGTGACTAACCTGCTTGTTTATCTTATCTACATGGTCTTTTAACGACGTACCGGAATTGGGTTTGACTTCTTTTAATATTTCTTTTACATTCAGATTCAATGTAAATATCCATTTGAATGCGCCGAATAAAACGCCGCCGGCTGCACTTATTACTAATATTTTTTCTAGGTATACAAAAATGGATTCCATAATATAAATCAATCGAGATGGATATAAATATAACAAAAAACGAGTACTAGTTAAAGTACTCGTTATATTTTTTAATTATTTACAATTACAATTTGAAATCGTCAAATGCACCTTCACTAATCGTATTGTCAACTCCTTTGACATAACTACTCAATTCAGTTTCTTGGGGGGCTACTTGAAGTTTTTTACTATCATAGTAACTATCTAACCACCCAGATAGTAAATTGGTCTTAGCAGCTGGATACAATTTCTTATATCCCATACTTGTTAATCTGTTATTAGCCAACCATTCAATATAATGTTTCAAACTTTCAGCCGTCAATCCAACCAAACTACCTTTACTAAATAGATAATCCGCCCAATCCTTTTCAGCATTTACTGCCATTTCATAAGCAGCATATATTTTGTCTTCATTTTTCTTAACAATATCTTGGAATCCTTCTTCTGGATTATTTATCCAGTTCTTCATAATGTTCTGGGTAATAGCTACGTGAAGATTTTCATCTCTACTGATAAATTTAATAATCTTACTGTTACCCTCCATCTTTCCACGATATCCAAAGTAAAAACTACAAGCAAATGATACATAGAATATCAACCCTTCAGTAATTTGAGTTGCCAATACCGCATCAAACAATTGTTGTTTAATATCATCCGACGGCGTTAATAGTTCATCATACTTCTTACTAATAGCTTTAGCACGTTTCACAATTTCTTCGTCTTCTAAGACACTATCAAAGAACTTGGTAGCATCTGGATAAACATTGTTAAGAATGTATGTATAACTGTTGCTGTGAATAGTTTCAAAGAAACTCCAAGCGTTCATACAAATTTCCAATTCACTATTTGTAACGTGCTTCATTAGTTCGTGAATACTACGACTCAACATACTATCAGTCATAGTTTGAAACTTTAAATTACTGTCAAAAACAAATCGTTCTTCAGCAGAAAGATTCTTGTAATCACTAATATCCTTCACCAACGAAACCTCTTGTGGCCGCCAAAAGAAATTTAATTGTTGATCGTACAAATCATAAAACTTTGGATATTTGATCTTATCATATCGTTGAAGCGATAGATCTTCTCCCAAGAACATTGGGTTACGCAACTGATCTATGTTTTTCTTATTTAGTACAGTTTTCATATGTATTTTTTTATTATAGAGCACAAGCTCCGCTTTCACAACCGGATTCTTGTACCGTTGGTTTTTCATCAACCGTTTTTGTCTCCATGGCTGTTTGTTTATCACCATCATCTGTATTAGCATAATATAGATTCTTCAATCCATACTTGTATGCCAACAAAATATCTTTAATAACAACCTCTACAGGCACTTTGTTTTTCTCATAACGGGACGGAATATAGTACGTGTTGGTACTGATACTCATATCTGTGAACTTTTGAATAGCAGCAGCTACCTTCAAATATCCTTCATTACTTGGCATATCAAAAGCAAAAGTATAATTATCCTTGTACTTATCAATATTTGGAACTACCACAGGCAAAATGTTACTCTTGCTTCCCTTGAAACTAATAGCACTACGGGGGGGTTCAATACCATTGGTACTACTTTGAATTACACTACTTGATTCTACAGGCATACAAGCAGTAAGCGTACTATGTCTCATACCATACTTCTTGATGTCTTCACGTAAAGCTTCCCAATCCATATGTAAAGGTTCAGTGATAAATTCATCAATGTCCCGTTTATAAGTATCAATAGGAAGAATACCTTGACTAAATTTAGTACGATCAAACTTTTCACACTTACCAATTTCTTTTGCCATTTCAACACTTGCTTTGATTAGATAGTAACTGGTCTTTTCCATCCATCTAGATACGAAATTTGGAGCTTTCTCATCCCAATACTTCAATCCTTCTTTAGCCAATAGAGCAGCCAAGTTACTTACACCCACACCAAGACTGCGACGTTTAGTAGCAAAGTTCTTTGCTGCTGGTACGAAATATTCTTGGTGATCAATCAAAGCATCCAACATTCTGACAATAATATCACATACATTTTCCATTTCAGCATCATCTTTAATTTCTAACCAATTTAATGCTGCCAATACACAGACTCCAATTTCTCCTTTTTGATCATTAACGTCATAAATAGGAATTAACGGATGATGCACTTCGAGGCAAAGATTGCTTGTATCTACTTGGTCCAACCAACTACCGTGTTCATTTGCGTGATCCACGAACATTGTATAAATACGTCCAGTTTCAAGACGCTCTTTAGCAAGTAGACCCATCAATTCACGTGCAGGTACTTTCTTCTTGAACTTAATGTTCTTGTTAGCTTCTGCTTTTTCATACATTTCTCTGAATCCTTCCATTCCAAAAGTATTCCACAGTGAAGGACATTCGTGATAACTAAATAGTGTAACGTCTTGATTCTTTAAGAAACGTTCAAAAATTAGTTTATCGAGACCCACACAATAATCTAACTTACGAACCCGATTATCATCAGTTCCTTGATTGTTCTTCAATACGAGAATATCTAGAATATCATAATGGAACCAAGCGAAGTTTACAGTTGCACTCCCACCACGAATGCCATTCTGGTGACAGCTTTTTACGGTAGCTTCAAATGATTTAGCAAATGGAATTGGTCCTGTATGCATTACTTCACCATTACGAATTGGAGCATTTGTAGCACGTAGTCTTGATAAATTCAATCCAATACCATAACGACTAGCTGTAGCAAACCCAACCGCACTATTGTTGCTGAAAATACTACGTAGATCATCATCGACTGTGAACAGTGAACAACTGGCATAACTCTTCATTGGAGTTCTTACACCAGCCATAATTGGGGTGGGTAAATTGATCTTATGTTTACTAAAGTAATTATAAGCTTTCTTTACATACTCAAGTCGGTTTTCTTTATAATCTTTAAAGAAAGTCATTGCAATAAGCATATAAGCAAACTGCGGACTTTCATAAATTACCTTAGTAGCCCTATTTTGAACCAAGTACTTATCACACAACTGTTTGATACCGGCATACGTGAAATTAAAATCACGATCATGTCGTAGAAACTCATCTAGCTTATCAAATTCTTGTTTTGAATACCAATTTAAAATATCCGAGTCATAAACCAACGCGTCGATATTAGTTTTAACTAGATCATGTAACTTTGGGGGATTTTTACCACCCCAAACATTCTTTCGTAGTTGATAATTTAATAAACGTGATGCTACAAATTGATAATTGGGTTTATCTTCTGTGATTAGATTAGACGCGGCTTCAATCAACATCACGTGGATATCTTTTGATGTCATGCCATCAAAGAACGACAAATGAGCGTTCATCGCTACTTCTTCAAATCCAACGCCTTTTATGTCTTCAGTAGCCCATTGTAAAATTTTATTGATTTTATCTGCATTAAACTTCTCAGTAATACCATTTCGTTTCTTTATAAAAATTTCTTTATTCATACGGGTAAAAAATAACTATTGTTTAGATAGTTTATTTTGCGTTTAGTCTGTAACTTTTTTAATATTTTTTTATATGTTTTTCGTCTAGTTCATACTATGAATTATTCATTATCTTCTACGTTATGAACGTTCCATTTGGATTTTAGAGCCTTCTTAACTTGATTTTCACCATCCATCATTTCATTCATGATACCCATTCCTTCACGACTATTCTCTCCATAGATCTCAATATGACCACAACTAGCGTTCATCTTACTTGGGAATGTCAAACCATCCGGACCAAAACGATTCTTAATAACGTGGAATCGTGCAGTATTTGCTTGTTTATCGTTAACTTTACGACTTAGACTAAGAACAAAGTCAGCAGTCATAATCTTACGATAACTATCAGCGATGTTGTTAGCCTGAATAATGTCTTCATCCATAGCAGCACGATTACTCTGTGAAGCGCTCCAAATAGGAACTTGTAACTCACCGGCTACACCACGAAGTTCTTCATAGATACCACCAGCTTCACTATAACTGTTACTATTACGTTCACTCTGTGATGGACGTAGAATATCAGCGTAGTCAACAATAATCATATCAACTTTGGTACCAAGTACTGCCAATCTTTCACAATGCGACTTAAGACTATATGCACTTACAGTTTTAATTGGGAAGTATTTGATCTTCAACTTGCCAGGTACATCAGCAATCTTCTTCTTTACGATATCTACGTTGTTACGAATGTTCTGGAAATCAATTCCTGTAAAACAAGCATCGTAACGAAGACCCACATAGTTTTCATTCAACTCAAGAGTAAAATGAACTACATTTTTACCTTGTTTCATCGCTTCAACGCCCAGTTTAGATAATACCCAACTCTTACCACTACCAGCACAAGCGGTAATAATACCCAATTCACCAGCGGCTAATCCACCATCCATAATGGTATCAATTTCAGTCCAATTGGTTTTAACACAATTACGACTCATTACACTCATTCGTTTTTCTACATCTTCAGTATAATCATGACCAATATTACGTTCCATACCAGCTTTCATTGCATGATCAACTACACTTTTAATCTTATCATATTGACCAAGCGACAATAAATCTGCACTTTCAATAATAGCATTCTTTAGTTTCTGATTTTTACAAAACTCCAAGAACTGTTCTTTTACAAACTTTAGATCACTATCACTTACCTTTTGGTAAACCAACTTTAGATTGTCTACGATACTCCGCTTGAGAAGTTCGTCACCTACTTCATCCACTTTAATCTTGAATACAGTTAAAGTTGGCAGATCTTTATATTCGTTAAAGTACTTAATACTTTCTTTTACAACCCACTTGTTTGCATCACTTTCAAAGAAGTCTACTTCGATAATATCATTAATACGTTCAATAAATGAACGATCAGATATTAAGCATGAAATACACTTGATTTGGAAGTCACGTCCGTATTTTGTTAATGAATCAATTGCTTTTTTGTTTTCCATAAGATAACTCTATTATACCACTGAATTCAGTGATTTTCAACTTTTATTAACCGACATTTTTTATTCCACGAAACTATTTAATTTGCCGAAACAGTCATTAAGCCAAATGTGATAATTGGGGATATTATTCCACATTTTGTCTTCTGTAATTAACTTAGAAAAGCTAATTTTGTCAATTTTCTTGACGGGGGTATTGATAATTTCTTCTACACGTAATTGTGTAAATGATTGAATCTGCGTATTATGTAACTGCATCAATTCATAGTTACGACCAAGCAATAACTTATTGTCTAATACAGTATCATAAATTTTATATTTACCACGATTATTTTCAGAGTAATTATAAATTTGTTGTAAACAAGATTGATCTTCGTTAGCGAGAAATGGAAATGCTTTAACAACTCTTTTCAAACCAACTCCATCCAATCCAGGAATATTATCACTTACATCACCTTCCATAGTTCTATAAAGAATAAAGTTATTACAGGTAATACCATATTCATCCAATATTTCTTTACAACCAAAAATTTTCTTTTTTGTCGGAGTCCAGATTTTAATCTTATCACTTGCTAGTTGTAAGAAATCTTTGTCTGTAGACATAATGGTTACATTACTGTCTTTGAACGTTTCTTTAGCTAAATAAGCAATTGTGTCATCTGCTTCTATTTGATCAATTGCCATAATTGTTACAGGCAATGTATCTAAATAATTTACAGTACGAACCAACTCTTTTCTAAAATTTACAGATTCGATTTGTGAGGAAGATAATTCTTCATAATTACGGTTAAGACGAATGTCTGTCTTTCTGCCATTTTTGTAATCCGGATAAATCTTTCTGCGTTTCTGACTACCGCCTTTACCGTCAAATACGATAATAACTCGGGTAGGAGAAAGTAATTTAATTGCATATCCTATACTCTTCAAAAATCCAGCAATACCACCAGTATGTAATCCGTCTTCGTTGAGTGAAGGAATGGCCATAAAACTTCTAATGTAAGTATTCACTACAATCCGTCAACCAAAAGGACATCACTATTAAGTGATTTTTTAAGTCCTTCGGTGACGGATTCACTTTCTATATTTTGAAATAAAGAAAATAACTTCTTCATTTCTTTGTTGTCAAAATTGTTCATTTAATAGAGGTTTGTATTATATATCGCCGTCAAATGAAAGTTTTCCACATAGTCATCTATATTAGATTATGTGGAAAACAATCTATCAACACGTTATTATTCTTCCGACGTAGTAGTTTCTTCGTCCGCCTCCACAACAGCATCGTCAATGATCTGACTATTAAAGTCTTTGTACTTCATAATTACAGCATCACAAATCTTCATGTAAATTTCTTCTCCCAACTCTTTGTCTGTTTTCATTACAGTCACAAAATCTTTGGATTGAAACTTCCATTCGGATCCATCATCCTTCTTGTATGTGTAATAAGCACCACCCTGTTTAATCAGATTTTGATCTTTTAGAACTTTAATCCAACTACCATAGTCAGCAATTCCACTATCAAAATAGATATCAAAATTTGCTTGACGTTGTGGTGGACCCATACGATTCTTCACAACAACCGCTTTACATACGTTACCAACAACCTCGTCACCCTTCTTGAGTTTACCTGTGTTGTTCAAACGAACTCGGACACTGCAATGATAAGCAAGTGATTTACCACCTGATACAGTATTATGATTTAATCTACCATTAGCATAATAGTTATGAGAATTTTCAATGTCAAAATCTACTACATTAATTGACGTTTTAACTAAATTAAACTCCGGATGATCTTTTAAATGAATTTCTTTTTTATTTTCTATGATACGATGCATATCAGTACCCTTCAAGTGACCATCTGTATAGTGTTCATTTACGGGTTGTTTTATTATAAATTTATTAATTTTATTAAATGAATCTTTCCCTGTTTTTAAATCATGTCCAAATATTTCAATATCCATGTGAGAAATGTCTATTTCTTCGATGGAATTTTCATTTGGGACAAATTTATTAATTCCGAGAAATCTCTCGGCAAATTCTGATATTGTCATTTCCTCTTCTATGTATTTATCTTGTGATGTCATATATTTTTGTTTTAATATTTTCCAAATTTTCAATTATATCATATTCCCAAAAAAATAAATATTTATATCCATTTTTTTCAAAAATTTCTTTTTTCAATAGGTCATATTGCCAGATATCTTTTACTACTCTATTTTTGTGTGTGGTTTGTATTTCAGTAAAAAATTTTGGATTAGCATGCCAAAAGTCTCCATAACATTCCACTATCAAGTTCTTTGATTCTATATAGAAGTCTGGTAAATAGCAAGTGTTTTCAAAATTAAAAATTTGTTCGTGTTTCCAATCCAAATTCATAGTATTTAATAAAATTCCTACGGTATATTCTATGCTATTCAATTTAATTCCATTTATTTCATAATTTTTATTTTTAGAAGAATTTATCATTCTATAAAATAATTCTTTATTTGAATTTTTTGCGTTATGCCACATGTTTTTAGATGAAATAGATATTTTTTTGATTCTATCAGGAGCATTCATTACAGATTTAATATATTCTTTATTTTTTTCATCTGAATAAAAGCTCTCAACTTTTTTCCCATGATTGTCATATGAATAATCTCTATTCATTGCTTTTTTTACATACACACCATCTTTCCATAACATTTTATTTCTAGTAGATATTTCTTTAGAATGTGCAGTTGACCAATCCGATTGTTTTTTTCGAATTAGTTCGCCTCTCTCAGTCTTATATAAATTTACCAATCCTTTTGAATTATTCGCATGCAAAACTTCCAAATAATTGTTTAATTCAACAACATTTTTGTTATAGTGTTTTATATAAAAAGGTATTAAACTATATAGACTAAATAATTTCTTTCTTTCTCTATATACATCGATGCCAATGTTTCCTAAATAATGTACATAATACGGTTCACCCGTTTTTGATATTTTTTTATTATTCACTATACATTTTATTGGAAAATCTTGTGTTATCTTTTTTTCTTCTTTTATTAGAAATTTAAAAATAGGTTTGTCCCTTTTCCAAGATAAATCAATGTCTACATAATCTAAAATATTCATTTTTTTCTCCTCTTAGTTGTAATATATACAATATAAATATATAGTAAGAGGAGGAAAGATGCAAAAAATGTTAGACTTTATATCTAATTTTAATTTTAGTTGTGAGTGGGTCTACACAATACTTATCCCCAAATGCCATAGCATTTAAATTCTGACGCAACTGATTAGTAAATACAGTAAGTACCTTCTGACGACCTATCATTGTAGTAATCTTACGCATTGCTTTACTGATAATAATACTCTTACCAGTTGCATAACCATCCTTACCATGATCACTTTCCAATTCCGCCTTTGTTGATGCAGCTGCAACAGAGTCAACAATAATTGTAAGAATACGATCTTTGTTAGACTTTCTTACAATTGCAATCATCTTCTCCATCTGTTCAAAGATATCCTCAACAGTTTCACATTGAACATATAGAAGTTTTGATAAATCTACACCAAGACTTTTCCAGAATTCTGGGGCTGCTGAATTTTCTGTATCAATTACTACAGCAACACCACCTTTCTTTTGAGTGTCAGCAACAACATGTGCTGAAACTAGACTTTTTCCAGTTCCTTCCAATCCATTAAATTCAATCATCTTACCCACAGGTAGACCGCCGTGTGGACGATTACTAATGGCTAGATCCAGAATAGAAGAACCTGTACTAATCCAGTCACTAATTTCAGCTGGATTTTCCTGTTCATCTAAAAAATAAGCAATTTTACCACCGTCTTTGTTTGCTTTGTTTAACTCATTTGCCAACAATTCGATTAATTCGTCTCGTTGACCCGACTCTTTAATAACACTTTTTTTTGCCATAACGTATATAACTAGTAAGCCGGTGGGGTATAAAAACTCCACCGGCTTATTTTTATTTTTTAGGAGTTAAACAAGTCATCAAATGCTTGTTCTACACTGTCTTTACCTTTAGCTTTAACCGTACTTGGTGACTGTACTGCTTTAACTGAGGTTGTAACCACGGATGGAGTGGTTGGTGCTGTGAATGGAACGTCGTCATCATCTGTGGGTGATGTAGCTGATGTAGTTAGTACAACAGTTTCAGCTGATTCTGCATCAGGATTCAACCACTTATCCATAACTTCTTTGAGCTCTTCATAAGAAAATTCCGGGAAAAGATCCAAGATGTTAACTTGTGACTTTAGTGCCTCAAGCAACTGTGCGTTTTTTGGATCAATCGCTACACTAACATTTGGCTTAACACGAATACTTGTTTCTGGGAAACTAGCTCCTCCTTCAGCAGTCTTAAATTCTACGATAATATCACGTCCACCGGTTAGATCGGTAATGTCACCAAAGTCAGGATCACTAATGATTGATAGAAGTTCTTGATAAACTTGCTTACCAAATCCCCAGAACTTAACTCCTTCACCTTCTTCACCACGGACAATTACGGGAGCAAATGTACGCATCTTGGGTTCCATCTTACGACCCATCTGCCAATCTTCTTTAGAACCAGTCTTCTTCAAGCGGTTACTAAACTCAACAATCGGATCTGGACGACCAAAACTATCAGGAGATAGATACGTCTTGTTGTTGATGTTATAATGAAACTTTAGTTCGATAAACGGATTATCAGGTTCATACTTGTAGGGAACAATACGAACTACTTGTTTACCTGGCTTTGGCTTCCAAATCAAGTTAGATTTTTGATTTGTGTTTGAAAGAGAGTTCAAACGACTCTTCAATTTTGATATATCTATCATTTTTTAATTAGTTAATTGTTTAATTAGTTAATTGATAATTTAATAATTACTCACGCAAGTAAAGTTAACCATCAATAAATACATATTACCACTGAATGTAATCTTGTAAACTTATTTTAAGAAATTTTTTGTTCCGTTCATATTCTTTGGAGGAAGGAAACCCCTATGGCTTTAGCCTAGGGGTTGTTGACATTAGTAATGTCAATAAACATAAATATGAATAAAAACTATAAAAATTGATGATTTGTATTAAATTTTATGGATGGAGAACAATTTTAATGGAACTATTTTTATACCGACATCGTTAGTTAAAATGATGCTGTTTTTATATAGTTCCCAACTTAACTGAAAGTTCTTGTCATATACTCCATTATTTTCGTCGGCAATCAACTTATTCATTGCGTTGAGCGTATATAGTGTATTTGTTTGTTTTTTGCGATGAATACTTATGGTACCTTTAAATCGATTATTAAAATCATTCTTTTCTACATTAAATGTAAGATATAGTTCTCGTAAATTATTCTCATTCGCAAATATAAAGATCTTATTGTCGATTAATTTATATTGTCGTGGTATTTCCTTCAGTGCATCTGTGTATTGAATACTATTTGAGAATGTACAGAGTAATTGTTTTTGAGTTATCATATTTTGTCAACGACTTTCTGACCTTCTACTTTAAATGTAAATTTACTTCCGCTATTACTATCCATTGCATAATTAGCATATGTTGGTGTAGCAATGTCGTCTTTCATTGTAATGCCAATAAACAAATAAAGATTAACACTTAGATATCCTTCATACGGTACAACACTAATCTTAATCTTACCGAGTTTGATATCATTATATTTTTTAGGAATTTCTAATTTGAAATTACTTTTATATTTCAACTTCTCTATTTTTTCTCCTGTGAATTTGATCAAAGGCAAACTTACATTGGTACCAAATACAGCTTCGGAAGAAAGAAGACTAGATAGTTTAGTAAACTCTTCACGGATTTTATTTGGATCTGATGTATTAACATCTTTCAATACGTTATTTAATATTAAATCTAAATATTTCAAGGCTAAAATGTTTGCTCTATATTTAAAGATGGGTCTTAAAGTATTTCTTTCCAAACAATCGTTAATATTAAAATCTGATTGGATTTTATCAACAGTGTGTACTAAATTTTCTTTTAATCTCTTGATACCGACCAACTCGACCTTTTCGACATTGATAGGAAAGAATTGTATCAATGATTCATTATTTGATAGTTCCGTGATTTTATTAATCAACGATATGTCTTCCGTATTTGATTTTAAAGCGTTCTTAAATAAAGTTAAATTTTTATCAATCCCACTTGTGTACGATGTGTGTTCTTTATCACATTTACTAGAACCTTCGTCAATCGCACCAAGTTCTTTTTCAAGTTCATTTTCTATTCTTTTTAAATTTTTAAGTTCCGTCGATTGTAATTGATTAACATCCGTGTTAAGTTCTTTAAAAAAGAAATTTGTTATCTTTGTAGTAAACGGATTTATTGCATTAATAAACGATGAAAAATAATTTTTTGCAATTTCAGGTATAGTTTTAATTTTATCAATTGCGTTTTTGATGCTGTTGGATATACTATCTAAAACTCCCTCATTAAGTTCTTCTTTTTTGGGAGATGATTTTTCTGCTGGAGAAGCTGATATTGTTTGACCCACGTATTGTGCCAACTGCGTTAATACGTGTCCTAATCTAGCAGATCCAGCTTTAAGACTTATTAATGCAAATTTAATATCTTTACCTTTTATCTTTGCCATCGAATCTACGTCTTGACTTTCTATATTTCCTGTCTTTAAAGCGTTAAGCACATCTTCTTTAGTTCCACCATAGATTAAGATAATATCAGCCGTGTTCTCTTTTGTTTCTTTTCCCTCAACAAATTTTGAATTGTAAATATCCGCAGCGATGTAAAAATCTTTTATAGACTCATGAATAAAATTTGACGGTGTGCCCAATTGAGCTAAAGTTACTCCTGATGTTCCACCTATATTTTTTAAATCTCTATCGACCAAATCGTAAATCTTTAAATTTTCCTCACGAGCGTTTGTATCCGATATAGATTCCAATCTAGTTCTTAGGTTGCCCCATTCTTTAAGAAACCCGATTGCAAAATCTACATAATCACCGCCTGTTTTTAATGTTTTATAGTCAGTAATACCAAACGCAGTCAATATAGGAATTGTTTCAAATATTTTTGTTCTATCTGTTTTTTCTGCATTTTTTAAGAATTCTAACTTACTAAGAAGATCTGGGTTGATGATATTTACTATTTTTTCAGCTTTCTTTATGTATAACGATGGCGATATAGCGTCTGCTACTATTATGTGTTTAGATTGACTATCATCGTATATCTGTTCACCAATTAAACTACCCTCGGTATCATACCAATTAAAACCTTTTTTATAAAACCCAAATTTCACAGCTTCATCTACACTATAGTTTACTAATGGAGTATGTCCCGTTAATATAGCCTGTACACCATAAGCATCCTGCTTCTTTTCTCGCGGAGTTCTCTCGTCTGTAGCTTTATTACCAACAATATCTGTGTCCAATGTTTGATCCAGTGTAGCTGGTTCTTTTTTATCTTTTTCAGAAGATGATTGTTGTCCCACGCCGTTTCCATCGTCAGTATTAAAAATATTTGTCTGAACTTTTTTTGGATTTTCCACAAAATGTGTTCCTTTGTTTACAGCTCTATCTCTATAGTGTTTGTTCGGAAATGTTACAAGTATACCGTCTTTATTGTATGCTTGTCTTTCAGGAAATCTACCAGCTTCAAATAATCTAGCTGTTTTCTCTACAATTTCATTAATATCGTAACCAGCCTTCTCCAAGTATTCCTGTAATACAAAAACGTGTTCTTCATTTTTAAGATCCAACGATCCGTTTTTAATACGACTATCACAACCAATTTCGTTTACTAATGATTTAAAGTTCATCTAATATAAATATACATATAAATATATTTACATTTGTGCTAATTTCAAATCATTGTAATTATTTCCAATATAAGTCTTAACTTTAAAACGTTTATTCTTAAAGATTTCAATCAAATCTAAAACATCAGTTCGATCAACTTCACTGTGAATATCAAACACAATAGAATCATATACATACAAAATAGGCACGATCTTTTTGTTACTAACAAATTTTAAACACTTGCTTAAGCTGTCAATTCCATATTCCGTTTCAGCTGCCTGAATAATATAAGCAAATAGTTTGTTCTTGTTAGCGCCAAGAATATGTTTATTTGTAATCTTACGTTTATATACAGGAGTAGTTACGTATCCTCGATTTATAAATTGTTCCCAGTACTTGTTTTTTAGTTCTTCTGTCTTTTTAAAATATTCTATATCTATATAAGCATCACCTATCTGGCCGTATAAATTGACCATTGTAAGTTTCTTAGCCTTACCAATCAACTCAGGCGCAACAGAATCAACGTTATAATACCGTTTAGCTAAATGTTCATAGATAGTTTCTTCCTCAGGTACCTTATAATCCACTAAATTAGCTACTATATATGGATGAAATCCGGTAAAGTCTATCATCATCAGATAACCATCATTGCCATATCGTGATATAAAACTAGCTCTACATCCATCATCTTTCTTTAAAGCAACGTAATTTACGTTATCATACGAATTACTAGGTCTTCCCGTGGGATTATATATGTTATAGTTGGTATATACAAAATCATCATAAGCACGAGCCTTGAAATATTGTTTAAATAAAACAGTATCAATCTTTAATCCGTTCTTTTCTACTTCATATAATGTATTTGTAATTACATCATTAAAAAACTTAAAACAATATGTATTCGTTTCTTTTTCATACAGATGAGCTATTTGTTTAACTTCTTCATCAAAACATTCTTGATGTATAACAAATGGCACAATCAAATTGAAATCTTTGATATTATGATAACTACTTTGAACATAACTTTTACAAGTAGAACCAATATCATCCAATGTTTCATTATTTTCAATAAAACCAAAAAGATTTACATCAATCAAATTACAGTCAACATTGTATTTATAAGTCTTTTTGTTTTTTACATAAACTTTATAATAATCGTTTTCAATCTCATTTTTAATTTCTTTAAATGTAGAATTAACAGCAAGATCTGAGTGACCAAAGTTGTAGTAGTATTTCTTCTCAGTGACAAAATCGTAAATGAACGCAGCAATAACATCTCCACATTTATTATGGCAATTATTATCTCTGGTTATTACCTTTAGATAGATTTTGGATGAATACTTCACATCCTAACTATGTGATCGAAACTTTTATTTGTCAACTAATATCCTCTCCAAAATTGTTTTGGGTTATTCAAAATTTGATCTATATTCGAAATAACAAATTGTGCTTCTTTTATACGATATGTGTTGTAATTTACTACACCTACAGTTTCTAACAATTTACCAGTATATACATTAAACTCAGTACCAGTAATTTTCCAGTTAATTTGTACTTTGGTAAAGTATGATGTATTAGTCACATTGAAATCTTTATAACTAGTTTCAATCACTTCAAAATAGTTAATTCTTCCCACAAAAAATCTATTTATATAACCTTCATCGTAATCTTTCTGTGTAATTGTAGGAATATATGTAGATGGCTGTAGGTATTTGTAATTATTTAATCCTACTATATTTTTTGTTTCTTGAGGAGTATCGTATATCATATACTTACATATTCAATCCTAGATGTTCCTATAGCTCTTACCAAAGCGTTTACTACTGTTTCCCATTTACCAGATTCAATCTTATGTTCTACTTCCAACACTTGGAATATTATATTACCAGGAATATATGGCTTCGGTAAGTTTTTTATAGCAAAACATTGAAGATTTCTAAATGAAAATATTCCGTCAAATGTAATGGAAACTTGAAAGTTATCGGCAACACCACTATATTTCGCCTGATTATTTTTGAAGTCTCCATCATCTAACATTTGTCTCAATCGAGATTTCATACTTGGAGGTAAACACAAATACTTATAATTATTTCTGGTGTCCACGTCCTCAAAAGGTTGATCCGTTGTTGGGTCATACGTAACACCAAGATCTGATTGAACATCCGAATATTCAATCGCGCCTATCTGTACTGCCTGTACTATTCTATTAATATTAGCAATACCACCATTACCTACATTCTTGAAGGTCATACATAATACACCACTCATTTCTTTCGAACCATACACTTGTAAATTAACTATATCATTATTTTCACTTTCAATTCCAGCACATGCACCAGGCGTTAACGTTGCTAAAGATCCACTTTTTTGTATAGATAGTTTTTCTAACTGATACTTGTCAAGTCTATCCACAAACTTTAATGGCATCATATTATTTAAATTATTTAATGTAACATTCAATTCATGAATAGTTTTAGCATCTTGTATTTTAGATAACGGATCGCTAGATATTAGTGAACTATTTTGATTGCTAAATAAAACATTAGTTGCTTGTTCATTTGTTAAACTGACATCAAAATTTATATTCTTTATAACGTTGTTTGTACTACCAAGTTCAAATGCATAAATTTGTTGTAACATCGACAAATTAATAGTATTCTTATCTACAATTGATATTGTAGATTTACCATTTGTAGAAGCACCCTGTACAATTTCAAATTTCCAAAAATTATCTACGGATTGATTAATTACATTTAATATTGAAGATATTAAGTTTTTATATCCGTCCGTACCTTTGTTTTCTACCTTACACAACTCTATTATTTTAGATTTACTAATATATATGTGTTTTAAATAACCATAATAGTATGGCTTATATGTCACCGTAGAGGTACTACCATTTTTAGTTTGTCTATCTTTCTTTAATTCTTTTTTAAATGGAAATGAAGCAGATCCATCTTCTTTTTTCTTATCATGATAATAAAGATAATTGATTACCTTATCCAAGTCGTCTCGATATCTACCTTTAGTTTTAAATGTTTTTCTAGCAGCTTCACATGCTAAGTAGTAACTGTCATTTTCGTTTAAGTTATAATAAGCATCAGCAGATTCTTTTATCTTGTTTTCAAGTGTACCATTTTGACTTACTGTTATATCAGGTATCTGATCAATAAATGCGTTTCCACCTGTTTGTTCTTCGGTGAATTTGGAGAGGATGATGCCTGTAGCCTGTTCTTTTTTTAAAAATCCACCTACTCCTGGGTTATTTGATTTTTGTACTCCTATGTTTATTTTTGGAGCAACTGGATTTGGAATTAAAACGTCACGGTCACATGAAATTAGATTTGGATGTGCATTAACTATAACATCTTGTATATCTATATAAAACTGTTTTGTGCCTAAATTTGACATGAACAAATTAAACACTTCAAAAACAAAATCTAATTGTAACCATACTTCGTCTGCGTTATCTTTAGCATCAAAATCTAAATTATTATCCGCAAATGAAATTTGTTCATATTTGACCTGTCCATAATCGACAGTACCATATGATATGGCTGGACCATCCTTCGAAGGATTTTTTTCGGCTTGATACGCCTTTTTGAAATTGCGGCCACAAAATACTCTATCTTCGGCCTTTCCATTATAAAACAAATCATACTTTCCATTAAAAGTCTGTAAGTTATTCAATTGTGTAATCGGAGCATTCTGTGAAGCTTCAAGTTGTGCATTTTCATTTTTTTCTTTTTTGGTATTATCGTTTCGATTAATTTTATCTAAAATATAATTCAAAAAGTTAGCTTTTAAATTGGCGACTCCTGTGCTGTAAGGATTGCCTGCACTCGTTCTTGGCTGTTGTATTACAGCATTTATATCCGGAAGATACAACTTAATGAAAGTTTTTAAATCAATAAATTCTCTGTCAAATTCAATATCCGCAGTTTGTGTAGTATTTCTACTTTTGATAACAGCTTTTGCATTGTTGTCTGTTTTTAATCCAGCATACAACGCTTGTCTCGAAATCATTTCAACATTACAATTATAGACAAATCCATCTTGAGTTTTAAATGAATATTTAGTAATTATACCTGTTACACATCCATAATTACCATTTGATAATACGGATCGATCTAATGCAGTCTGTGGTTCGTTTGTAACTCTCCAACATTCGCCTAGGTTGGTTAAATCGACTATAGATTTTTGGTTGAATAAATTCCATCCAAATTCCACGATCAAATTCATTCCCGCTGTTAAAAAGAAAGGCGTTAAATATTCCAATTGAGCCAATCCAAAACACTTGAATTCAAAGTCAGCATATGTTAATAAATCTTTACTCTGTTTAACATTTAAACTTATAATACCGGGGGGTGGTACAATTGAAGGCGATTGATTATTCTGTGGAAATCTACCATCTATACCTGTGTTATATGCAAGTTGACTACGATTTATATTGTCTATATAATGTGGAGTTCCGTTTGCTTCATATCCAATAATAGCATATCTACTATTAAGTGGCTTGTTTTGTTCATATCCAAATGCATCGTAAAATCCATCACCACCTTTTAATATAAATCCGTCGTAATCTGTCTGTTGTTTGTTTTTATCAAGATATACACTTCTTGGAACTAAACCGTTTATTGATTTGCCAGTACTATTGGAAAATAATCTGACCCAAGGAGTCATTGGACCCTTGTATTTGTCATAGTTTGCATCAAAATTAAAATTGGAATTGGGAACATATGGTTGTGGAATGTTCATTCCAATATTTGTGCTATTACTTCTACGTCTAAGTTCACGTATACATTCGGTGGGTATATTTTGTATTTCCCACCATTGAGGAGCTGTATCTGATATTTCTTGCATGATAACCTTAATTTATTTGTTTTAATCGATTCATTATAACAGAAACATTTGATGGAATTCTCAATTGTCTACTTGTAGTTACCGAAAGTTTGTATCCGGGCAAATTATTAGCTCTTGCTATAATCCACCACAATGTTTCATCTCCGTAGTATTTTTTAGCTAAACTATCTAGATAATCACTTTCACTAACAGTGATATAGAAGTCGTCATAAGATTCGGGGATAACTGGATAATAAGTAGTTCTATAAACATTCTTACCATCCCATCTTTTTTCAGTTGGTGTAAATTGGTATCTCATAATTATTATTTAGTACGGAATTCCATTATCTACAGTTGTACTTTCCGAAGTGTTGATGGTTGAACGACCAGTCGAAGAATTTAAAATTTCGGTTAAACTAGCTAAATCTGTATCGTACCTTACACGGGAAGAAAAATTATCAGGCGAAGTTGGTGTTACCGTTCCGTTTTGTTCATCGTATGTACCATATACATCTGTACCATTAACAATAGGTACTCGAGCGTCTCCCCATGCTGCTCTGCCAGTTTTTGGTCTATCTTTTTCAAGTATACTCATCTGTACACTAATTTCTGCTGTTCTAGGAAATTGAGCAAATCTGTTCTGTGAATCGGATTTTTCACCTCTTGGGTTTATTAGGTTGTTAGTATCTGACCAAGTAATAGAACGATCTGGACCCCAAGACCAGTTATAATTTGGATATGACGATCCTTCAGGTATTGTTTCCCAAGAAGCATCGTCTGGAATCGCAACATTGCAATTTTTTATCACAACAAAATGATTTTTATAAAAGTCACCGAGTGTTAATTGTACCATCGGCGGCACCATAAATCCACCAGCTGATCCCAATGTGTAGTTTGATGGTCTGGTTAATCCGATCAAATAGTTAATTCTTTGCCACATAGGCAACAATTCTTTTATACTGTGTGCGTTTACAACAAATGTAAAACTCAATTCTCTGGTAAATCCTTTGTAGTAATAAAGTTTATCAGGTCTACCCAAATATTCTACAGTTTCCCATTCAGCTGAATTTGTGTCTTGTATTCCTTTTACCGTAGCACTGAATGGTATATATTTTTGATTTACTATATCATAAAAGAAAAACTTTATAATGTCGGGACCAGAAGAACCATATTTAGAATCGTCACCATACTGAGTTTTGAATTCATTTTCGTTTAGTACGTTTAACGAATTTACGTAATCAACGTTATTTGTTGGTTGTATGAAGCGATCTCCAATTTTTTTACCTAGTCTGGTTGGCAATCCTCTGTTTTCGTTAAAACGACTAGTATATACATTTTCTTTTGATATATTAGTTAAATAATTGAATCCAATTTTGTCATTCTTAAATTGTTTACTTTTTATATCAACCTGAGCAAATTGTTGAGGTAAAACATTGTTTATAAGAGGAGTTGCAATATAATTGTTTCCGTAACTAATTATTTTATTTAAATTATCAGATAAATTAGTGGCAATATCTTTAACCGATTGATTATTAATATTGACAAACGTATCGGGTAAAGTCTTTGCTCCCAATGCCAAAACTTTGTAGTTCAATAACTGATCACTTTGTTCGGTAAGTGTGCCGTTAGTTCTATCAGCTTTTACAACATCTGTATATTTTATCTGTGTCGTTGGTTTACCATTAACTCCCGATAATACAGGATTATTAAACCTATCTACACCCTCTTGTGTTAAAGAAGCTACTTCTCTGCTAATAATATTTAAAGCAGCATTTTCTACGTTATTAAACTCCAGTATACCAGTTGAAGCAGTATAATTTTTTAACCCGTTTGCATTTATAAACGTATCATATCTTTGAAATGATGGTCTGTTTACAGAAGCATGATAAAATCTTTGCCCGGCGGCCAAACCTGTAAATTTGGTAGTTGTACCAAGTCCTAATGCGTTTTTTACTCCTGATACGAGTTGACTCATTATACCACTACCATT